TTAATTAAAAAATTAAAGTTATATACTAATTGATTTCAAACTGTTTTCAAGATTAATTTATTTCTGTGATAACTTGTCTTACATTTATTGGAACAATATTTTCTCCTTTGCTCCATTGTTATAAATTGTTTTTTGCAATACCTACAATTTTTTTTTAAACCCTCTATCTCCATATTTAACTAGGTATTATAGGCCAAGTAATATTATAAGGATCTGATTGAGTTGTTATGTCTCTTAAAGATTGGCGATAAGTTTTCCATTCATCTGATAATGTCAAATCACTACTTGCCCTCCAATCTGTTTGTTTCAATAAATTATCTCTCTGATCTCTTATACTTTCCCATTGACTGTTAGTTAAAGCAGTTTGTTCCTCTGTTGTCGTTGGTTCCACCTTCACATTGTAAGCTTTTCCATTATTAAGATATGGTTCTACTGATGACATTTTTTGTGTTGGCAAAGTAAAACTTAGAGTCTCTACAAGTTCAACCAAATTATTATCTGCAATAAAACTAGAGTTAGGACCAGATCCAGAAAAGCTGGTGTTAGGAAATAGTTGTTGTATAGTACCAGTGTTTTTTACTGTAGTACCATCAATAATTGCATACTTCATAAGTTGTTTATGTAAATTTTTTTATTCATATTATATTAATATCCATATCTACTTTTCAAGGCATTAAAACTTGCTAAAACTTGACTATCTGTTCTTGCAGCACTATAAGCTTCTACATGATATACACGACCTTCGATATCATCATCACCACTTTGATCTGAACCTAAATTATTAGGTGCAGTAAAAGTTACGTCTGAATTTACAAGAACACTTCCTAATGTATAACCTGTTGTAGGATGTGTTTTTACCCCATTTATGTAACACATAATTGCATTTCCATATCTAACAAAAGTAAAGTTATATATTGAACTGTTTGCTAGATTATTAGAATTTGAAAATGTACTAGTATAAGAACTATTGGATGTATGTATCTTAAGTTGTAATCCATCACTAGATCCGTTGTTACCAAAATATCTATATACTGCTCCACTATAATCATCATCTGTGGATGTAAAGCTATTATAAGTACCACCAATTACACTATCCATTTTTATCCAAATACTAAAAGTATGATCCTGATTTGGATTAAACATAGCGGAGGAAAAAGTAAATCTATTTGTTCCTGAACCAAAATTCCAATAGTCTGCATTTCCATCATTGACCCAAGTTAAACTGCTATTACTGCTATTAACAGTCGCATGATTTCCACTACCAGAGGTATCTAACCAGTTACCACTGCCAGAATAATTATTAGCATCTAATTCTAAAACTTTGCTTGTTGTACCGCTTGGACCTCCTTCAACTGCAATATATAAACTATCATCTGCATCCATTGGATCATTATTACCTCCAGGTAAACAATGAATAATTCTTATATATTCACCACCACTAAAAGTGTATTCTGGACTTTTCATTACACAACCAGAATGACTTGAAGAACCACTTGTCTCTCGATAAGCATAATAGGTACCAGAAGTTTGTGAAATCTGTGCATCACCTACAGTGGCAATAGTGCTAGAACCACCATCTGCTGACAATTTATATGAATCAGCGATACCATCTGCTGCACCAGTACTACTTGAACCTGTACCACTTGCAAAAGTCCATCTATCCTCATTATGTCCAGAGGAACTCATAGAAAAATAATTCAGACCAAAAGCTGTTGCAGGGTTTATTGGGTAACCTTGTGAACTTGTTCCAATAACTTGTTGATTCAAAGTTTGCCATGATGAACCCGTTCCTCCTGAGCTCGTATTAAATATCCAAGATTTTACAAGGGTACTACCTGCTAAAATTTGAACACCTGCAATTGCAATATCATTACGATAATTAGTGCTTGATGTATTTTTTTGCCCAATATAAATTCTTCCCGTACCAGTAAAATTAGTTTGCACCTGTGCTACATCGTATGGGCCGTCATAGTCACCAGTACCTCCAGACATATAATTATTACTGTTTATAAAACGGTTGCTAAATTCTACAAAATCTGTTGTTAGATCGTCACCTCCACCTCCACCACCACTAGCAGAGTTGGCAAGAGAAGCTCGTAAATTATGTGACCTCATCCTAAATTACCAACAGTTGCTCCATACAATGTGGAACCTATTTTAAACAACTCAATTGCTGTGGGAGTAGCACCACCTAAAGTAGGAGCAGAACCACCTACCCATGTCATAGTAGGCCATGTGACAGTGTAGTTACTACTTGAAGCTGTAACGATAAGAATCATTGACTGACCAGTAGTTAGGCTATCAGTTGCAGTTCTATTTGCACCAAGCGTCCAAGTCTGCATCATTCCATTGTCAGGATCTAAAGCAACAGAGGAAGCATCAGTTATTGCAAAGATAGTTTCATTTATTGCATCTTCAAAAATAACTGAACCTGTAAAAGTGCCCCCAGCCGTTGGTATTTTTGTTGAATCTGCAATAGTTATATCAGCAGAACCATCAAAATTAACTCCATTTATAGCTCTTGGAGTAGTTAAGGTTGCAGCAGAACCAGTGGTATTTTGATTAAGTGTATCAACAGAAAATGTAGTACCAGAAAGACTCAAACCAGTACCAGCAGAGTAAGTTGTATTTGTATCTGTAGTTTGATCAACCCAATCAAGACCACCAGAGCCATCAGTTTTTAATACTTGGTTAGCGTTACCATCTGTATTAGGAAGAGTAAGAGTATAACTAGCACCTGCACTATGAGGAGGAGATGCAATTTTGACACCATGATTATTATTAGAACAATTAAGCTGTAATGTTCCAACAGTACCGCTGCTTGTACCATCACCTTTAATTTCTACAACACCAGTGCCATTAGGATTCAGTTTAATATTACCGTTAGAAGTACTTGTAATAATTTCATTAATCTGAACATCTAAATTAGATCCAAGTTGCGGAGAACTGTCTTCACTTATGTTTTGTAAATAACCAGAAGGAACAGAAGTTAGATATGTATTTGTATCAACTGTATAACTGCCAGCACCAGTACGCTTCATAAACCCATTAGAGGTGAAATCACCATCCATGACCGCACCAGCACTGGCAACATTTGTTGCATCAGTTACATCAGCACTTGTCTCAATACCATCTAATTTTGTTTTTAAAGTATCAGTAAAATTATTCTGTGTAAGACCACCATCACCTACGCTATAAGTAGTATTTGTATCTGTAGAAGCAATAGTAACAGTATCATTACTTGCGTTAGTTGTAATAGTGACATTACTACCAGCAGCAATATTTAAAGTATCTGTAGTACTATCAGCCGCAACGGTGTCCTGACCTGACACAGCAACATTTGAAAAAGCATTTTGATTTACATCTCCACCACTTCCAGCCGCAGACCATTCAAGGCCAGTTGTAGTACTGCTGTTAGCTTTTAAAACATAGCCATTAGTTCCAACAGATAAAGCAGTGGGGTCTCCTGACCCATCACCTACTAATAATTCACCTTTACCATCAAGGTCGCTGTTCATCACAGCACCAGCATTATTTACATTGGTTGCATTGACTGTGGCATCCGATCCATCACTACCGTCATTACCTGCTGGTCCTTGTATTCCTTGAGGCCCTTGCGAACCCGTTGCTCCTGTACTTCCTGTAGCTCCTGTATTACCTCTTGGAATTGTAAAGTTTAATACTGCGGCTGTGCCCGTACCAGTATTAGAAACAGACGCATCAGTTCCAGCATTGCCTGTAGTAGTTGTTCCAATACTTACTGTTGCAGTTCCATCAGGACCTTGAATACCTTGAATACCTTGAGCACCTGTTTCGCCCTGTGGACCTGCTGTCGTTATCTCTACAGTTGTTACATCATTTACCTGACTGACAACAATTTCATTAGGACTGCTCATGCTGTGTAACCTTCACTTACAAATAGTGTACCCTCTAAATAATATTCTTTGTTACCCGATCCATCTGTTAGTAACACATCATATTTAAGAACATTAGGAGTGAAATTAGCTGTATCGGTATCACTTAATTTTATATCTACTATTCCACTTACTCTATTTGTATAAGTAACAGTAAAATCTGCAAATTTAGTTGTTCTTGGATCGTCATAAACCTGTGCTGCAACTGTAAATCCTGTAAGATTTATGGCAGATCCTGTAGAATCTTTAAATGTTAAACGTAAAGGAAAATCTGCTCTACGTTGAACAGTAAAATTTTTTTTACCTGGAATTACAGCCATTAAATTGCCTCAAGTGCAGCTACTTTAGTCTCTAATATTTCTATTTTACCTATTGCCTCCTGTAATGCAGCAGTAAGTAAAGGTACAAGTTTACTTTGGTCTATTCCTTGATAAACAGGTTCGTTATCAGAATCAACCTCATCTTTAGTTCCTGTAACTGCTTCTGGGACTGCTGTCACTTCGTGTGCAAAAAAACCATCAACTGTTTTAGTTGGGTCAACTTTAAAATTAAATCTATAAGGTTTAAGAGTTTTTAATCTTGTAATACCATCAGATATTGGCACTTGATTTTCCTTCAATCTGTAATCAGAACCAGTATTAAATTGCACCGCAGAGTTGGTATAAGAAATAAAACCAACACCTGAGTTATTATTTTCAAAAGATAGTGCAAATGATGTAGCCGTAGTATCTGTTCTATCGAATACTTGTGTTGCTGCACCATTAGAACTATTTGGACGAAATACAATTCCTCCGAAACCGCTTTCAATTGTGGTAGCACCAAGCAATAAATTTCCAGACGAATCTATACGCATGCGTTCTGATCCATCAGTGTCAAATATAAAATTTTGACTGTCAGTAGTACCTATTTCAAAATCCTTACCTGTACTTATAAATGAGTTTATTCCAGAAGTTTGTTTTACATCTATGAATTGTGTTGAAATACGTTGAAATCTTGCTGTTCTATCACTTAATTGCTTAAAAACGTGTAAAGGTGTATCTGCTGCATTTGTTCCTATACCAATTGCATCGTTACCAGCGTTTAAGTAAAACAAATTTGCCTCTGTATCTCCTTCAATTCTAAAATCTACATCAGCACCATCTTCATTAAATATTGTTGTCGTGCCAAGCTCCATTCTTTCAACTCCACCAGTGGTAAAGTTTAAAGTATCAGCGGCAGAGCTAAATAGGCCTGTATTTGTATCGTCATCAAAAAACAGTGAGGGAGATGAAACTGAACCGTCTGGTAGAGGCAAAGTACCATCGAATTTTCTTAAATTAACAAAAGCGTTATTTGCAGCGTTTCTAAGTTGCAACATTGAATCTGTTGTATTTGCAAAACTTTGCAGTGCATAAGTTGTTGAAGGTGCGGAAGATCCAGAATTATTGCTTGATATTGCCTGTAAAACGCTATTGATGTCTGCTCTAACGTTTGCTCCTGTGGAGTTATCTATAACATAATCGTGTTGTGCCATTTCCTAATTTAAAATTTTATCTAAGTATATCTTAAATCAATATTAACTACCACGCCCGAAACCTACAGCAGTATAACTAAATGTTTTATCCTGTACAGCATTTCCAGCATTAAGAAACTTTATATTAAAACCAGTTCCACTTATACTTGTGAGTTCAAATCTTTCATTTGATGATAAATCATTTGCAGTAATACCAATACTAGGTAACTGAGTACCAGCCCCGACACTTGTTCCACTCTGGCCTGTAAAAAATGTTTGATCGAATGTAATATCAAGACCAGATGATGATGTGCCAGAGGAAATATTTGATCTTTGTTCTGTTCTTCTTTCAAGCTCTGCTGTGTATCCTAGTTGGTCTATTTCTATTGATTGTGCAGGGTCGTCACTATCCATTTCACATCTAAACTTAAAGCCTCTCCCAACATAAGTTCCATTAACAAAAGGATTAAATCTTGAAAAGTTTGCTCCATAAGTGCAGGACGTTCCACTTGATATTGTGGCACTTGTACCTGAAGTTACTGTAAATGTATTTGCATTTGGAACTGAAATGATTTCATAATTACCATCGGTTGCACTTCCAGCCGTAAAATCAATCACAACAAAATCACCAACAGAATAACCATGTAAAGTCTTTGTGATTGTTATGGTTGTAGCACTTTGTCCATAAGTAGCTGAAACTGATAAATCAGGGTCTAAATCTGTTGTTGCAACTAATAAAGACGCTCCAACATTGAATGCAGTAGCACCATCAAAATCTGTCCAAGTATCTATATTTGCTGTTCTTTTATCAATTAGATCATTGGGGTAATAACCTTGAGTAACAAAATGTCTGCGTAATCTTAATGGCTGTTTACCACCTAAATCTAAAGTATTGGCAAATTCATAAGAACCACCAGTAATATCAACAGCCCCTAAGAAATCAAAATCAGCTATAGCATCAAAATCAGTAACATTATCTAATAACTCAAGAGATCCAAGAACTAAACCATTAACTTCATCAGAAAAAAAACAATCTACTTTTGCACCACCAAAAGGAGGTGAGTCTGTATCTTCTCTACCTGTAAAGACTGTTAATTTGGGTAATGGATCTGGGCTTGTCACTAAAACTGATGTTTCACCAGCACTTAAACGGCCACCATCATCACGAAATTTTAAAATATATTCCCCTTCTACAATATTCGGGACAATCGACTCGCTGACATTACCACTTAACTCTGGTAATACGTCAACTGCATTTGTAAAAGTAGCACTGCCATCAGTAAGGTTTGACGATCTTATAACCACATTTCCACCATGAATAACATCAACATCTGTAGATTTATCAAAACGTAGTCTTACAAATTGATCTGATATTGGTTCAATGCGTAAGTTCTGTACATCTGCTGGTAAAGCTGTTTTTCCTACTGTTGTGAATGTTGTTGTGGCTGGATTTGTGCTTGGCTTGCCAAATGCGTTATAACTGAAAACTCTTACTTCATAAGTTCCATTTAAGGTTTCAAAAATTGTAAAATCTGATCTTGTAATACGCTCTGATATAAAATTTTCATTCTGGAATCTATATTGAACCATGTATTCTGTAACACCGTTGACAGGTTGCCATTGAATAAATAATTTACTTACAGCCCTATTATTTAACACCACAATTTGCTCTGTTCCCTGCAAGCTGCTTGGTGCATCTTTTAGTGCAGTTAGAGTTGTTATTGTCCTAGTTGGTAATGCTGTGCCATCTTCTACAAAAGCATATTTATTTGGATCATGTGCGACAGCAACGATTTGGTAATTTAGCAATTCTTGCTCAATCACAGATACAACTCTAAAAGTTTGAAGCTCAACAGATGTATTTTCTATCACCCAAACACTGTTTGTTTGTGGCACTGAACTAAATGCAGAATCCACAGTTATGGTTGCACCTGTAATATCACTTATTGTTTTGGTTTCTAATGTGCCGTCAGATAAAATGACACTTAAGGTTGCTGAACCTGTTGTGGCTAAATCTGTATTATTTTCATCGTCAACGATAATCTGTGTTGTAGAAACTCCTGTCTTAATACGTCCTCCTCTTCTTACCCCTGCCCTCATAGGATCAGCAATATTAATAACAGTGCCAACCCTGACTATTGTTCCGCTTTCTAATGATGCAGTAAATGTGACTATTTCCGCTTCATTGTTTTGTGTATATAAAAACCAGCGTCCAAGTCTTGCAGCTTGTCCTCTTGATGTACAGGCAAAGCCATTTAAGTTCTTAGTTACAATGCCATATTTTGCCTGTAAAGCTGTATCTTCAGTTGTTTCATAATCTACCTGTTGAGTCTCATTGTCAAAATAAGAGACATTAACAACAGTGTATTTAGTATCTTTACTAGCACTTGAATAAGAAAAACCAGCTTCAGAAACATTACTTAGATTGTAAATATAACTAGCATCTGTTGGTTTATCACAGCTTATATTAACTGCCCCTGCTGAATAAAAAGGCATTGCTCTCATAACAGAGGCAAGATTATTTATTGTATCGTATGCAGCTCTTTGAGAATTAAGAACTACATTGCATGAAAATCTAGCCTCCGTACCACCCACCCCATTATCTACTTGCTCACTTGCATATTGACTTGCAGAGAAAAAGCTAAAAACATCTAATGATGATTCTGCAATATGATCTCCAAAACCTTTTGATGTAGTAAGCAAATCGTATAATATCCAAGCTGGATCATTTGAATATTCTTTATCAGTTTTAAAAGTTCCGTTAAATGTACCGCTATAACTAATAGACCCATCAGCCCTAACAGTTCCATTATGAGGAATTTTTATCTTTGTTCCTCTGATTCTATACATTCTTTGAGGCTGGTTTGGAAAGGTTGCAGCATCAAAGCGTAAAGCTACATGAGCAAAATTTGCATAGGCTCTTGATTCGTTAATTATTTCTGTAAAAGATGACCATTGAAAGCTATCTTGCAGCGTGGTTTCTGTGCTGTCTGCTGTAGTTCTATTTACTCTGATAGTGACAGGAAAGCTAGTACCAGATGGCAAGTTAATTTTATAATCCCTAAAGTATGTGCTTGCAGTTCTTCCTTTTACAGTGTCAGTTATAACAGTTGTTGTTGTGCCATCATTTTCTATTGTTTGTATTGTAAAAGCAACTTCAGCACCATTTATATCGCCATTATCTTCAAATTTTTGAAGCGCAGGAAACCCAAGAGTTACTCTCACAGCATTAATATTTGTATTTGTTATCTGTCTTGAAACTGGTGCTGATTGTGTTACTGTTACATTTACGTTAGTTTCTGATTCTGTCTCTGAAATACCAGCTATAGCTGTTTGATCTGCGGTACCAAACCTAGGTTCAAAAGTGATATTACGAAAATTAAAATCTTCATCACTTGGGCTTGTGCCAGCTGCTTGTTGTAAGACCTGAGTTCCGTTGAGGAACACGTCTTTAAGTGAACTTTGTGTATATTCAGTCGAGCCCTTGCTGCCTGTAGCACTAGGAAACCCTTCTATTTCTCCCGATCCTAATAGTTCAATCAGTGTTTGAAATTGTACAGACTGAAGTGCATCATTAGGAAGGTCTGGAAAATTTTCAGGAAAAGAAACTCTAGCAAAAGGCTCTAATGGAAGAATCATTAAGTTGTCCCCTCTTTCTGTACAGTATCAATACCAGAACTGATTACAACTGAACCTGTAAAAACTTCTCCATATATTATTGGAATTGGAACACCAGCCCTAGATACGTTTTGAATTGACCCAAAACCAAAAGATTGAAAGGTAGGGTCATTCTGTGAAAAGCTATCAGCCATAACACCAGTTGGAATCTCTGGTTGTGGCATTAAAAGGTTTGTAGCCTCTTGTATTAACATACTTGTTCCAATCGTTGTTAACGCAGTACCTACGAAAGCTCCTATTCCTGTGGTAAAAGCAGCAGAAACAGCAGCCCCACCTCCTAAAAATAAACCGCCTACAACTGCTGCTTTTGCACCGATAGCAATAGGAATTATCTGTATATCATCATCACTTTGTAAACTTAATAAATCCTCTGTAATATCCATACCTCCCATTTTTATTTTATAAAACTGGTTCATCATGTGATTTTCTACCTCTGGAAAATTTGCAATCAAAAAATGAAATGCCTGTTTTGGACTTGCAACGGCCGCTTCAAAATATGACTGCCCTAAAAACTTTCTTAATCTGCCATAAACTTTAATTTTTTTAAGCTTCATATCTATAAACCTTTTTTGTGGCCTCTATATATCTTAAATCATATAATTCTCTACAACTCAACTGTCTTATGTTGTGATGCAATATTGTTTGATCACCA